GTCGGAACGCCCGTCGCTCTAGACGGGTCTCAGACGTACCCCACGTTGCGATGTCAGCCGCTTACTAAGGGGTAACGGGGAGGGGGTGAGGAAGTTACGGTGGCTTCCTGTTGGACTTGGCCACCTTAATGTAGGCATCTGAAGAGTTCTTGCCGAGCACAAGGACGTGCTTAGCAGGGGTCTCAGCCGACGTCTCGACATCATCTTCATCGTCATCAGACTTCTCCTCCTCTTGGGTGGAAACAAACTGTGTAAAGGTCTCAGTACGCGGGTCTCTTGAGTAACCCACAACCTTAGTACGCTGCCCATGAGCATCCCCCATGCACCTAGCCATGTGACCAAGTGTTGCCATCTTCCGAGTGAGATGAACCCCACAGAGTTTAAGTGACTGCCTCTGGACTACCAGCTTCAATACGTTACTATCAGGGCCATGTCGCTCGAGCAACAAGGCAGAGATGAGGAAAGGAGCCACGGCCTCGAATATCTCCACACACGTACTCCAGAAGTTACCCCCAGAGTTAGTAGAAACAAGGAAGTCAAAAAGGCCCCAATCTTTAGAAGCAGGCTGGTTGGGTGCCGCTAAGGTCAAGGCTGTACCTGTAACGTCCTGTAGCGAAGAATACTGCGAAGTCTCAAGAACCTTGGCAGTGGAAGAAGTGTCTTCAGCTACCTCGACCAAGGCAGTCAGCTTAGAAGACATCTGACCGCCAGTACCTCCATCACTACCCCAAGAAAAGTCCACAGCCTTAGTGGACACGCCCGGGCCAGCAATAGTGTATGATCTGCTAGTGCCGAAGTCCCCACCACCTGTCGCACTCCAGCAGTAAAGCCATTCCCCTGCAGGCAATGCATAGCAGGGACTGTTAGTCGTACCACCCACATTCACAAAACCTGATGAAGATCCATTGACGGCGGTGACACTGGTAGTTTGGGGAGTAATATCATAACCAGCTATACCAACAGCCGAAGATGCAGACACACCCTGGGAAATACTAGCACCGGCTATCTTGGAACCTACACTAGACAAGGAATAATTGCCCAGAGTGAGCCCAGCTCCAGTAGCAGAACCACCTGGGCCCATAATCAGACCAGTGCCTGAATTCCTGACAGTGGCCGTCTCAGCTGCAACGATCTCAGAAACACCAGCCTGGTTGTACGTAGGGTTCCAAAACCTCACCTTAACTGTCATATTAATACTACCTAGATCAGATGTGGCAGCAAAACCAGTTACGGCAATGACAACCAAGGTACCAAAGCTGATCAATCTAGGGTCACTGGTCCCAGACGCAACGAAGAGAGGCTCTGTCGTGGGTTTAGGGATGGTACACCTAGCTGGGGACCATACAGGAAATTCACAAACACCCACCATGGTCCTAGCTCTCTGCAAGTTAAGGATGGAAGGTGTTGTTGTAGCCCAAGGGAAAGTTGGGTCAGGGTCAACAAACATCATCAAAGTGCCAGGCTGGGTTGTGGGACTCGAAGTCACATAATCAAAGTATCCGTTCTCAATGAGCCACTTCTCCCAGAGAAGGGCATCAGTACGCATCCTAGGCCCTAGATTGCCAAGTGTGCACATCGTAGTATTTATCACCTGGCCAGCAACATATGTTGCACCTGGAACAGAGGAGAAAAAGTCACGGTTAACAGAACTCTCCCTACTTAACTGGTTATTACGCATTGCCCTGTTGTTAGGGGCGGTAGCATTGATAGCCAGACCAATAGCGCCAGGTGTCTCAGAAATCCGCTTCCGTGTCTTGGATGATTCTCTCTTCTTACTTTTCCTACTGCCCTTCTCTTTCCTAGATTTCCTTGAGCCCTTTTTCTTCGACTTCTTGGATTTCTTAGTGCCAGGCCCCGGATTAGGCTCAACACCATCCCTCAGAAGCTCGGAAGAAGATCTCCTAGCGTACCGAATCCTAACACTCACTTGAGACATTGTCTTAATCCAAAAATACAGGATCTCCATCTTTTCAGAGAAAGTGGGTCGACCTCCCCGACCCGGTAAGACCTCAAGAATCCTCGCGACATAAGTCATGAGACTAGGCTCCTCACTAGGTCTATAAGTTCCAAGCTCCTTCATCAGGATCGCACCGTCCCCGTCATGTATCTCAAATTTTTCCAGAATCCTATCCAGATCAAACCAAGGCAAATAACCAACCAAGGGGAAATATTCGGGGGATATGACAGGGATGCTGTAATCCTGTTGTATGCAGCCGAAATTCTCTGACTCGCAAAACAGGACAGAACACAAGAGTCCATGCTCATCTCGGACAGGTGTCATGTGAAACTCATCAGCACCATCAGGAGTCCGGCTCTTATGAGGAACCTCAGAAAGTGTATATACTGCGAGAGAATCGACCATGACATGGTCACCACAGATCGAAACAGCCCTCCTCCTAACACAAGCAGCAAAATCACCATGATGTTTCCAAAGACCTGGTTCAGAATATACAACAGGTCCAGGATTCGGTTCAATTCCTTCCTGTGTCAAGTCAGGGATCCAATCATCTCCAGATACGGGTATCAGCTCGGGAGCCATCGTATAATAACGATCCCCCGCTGTGTCCGTATCGAGAAAAGAAAGTAGAGGGGGGTAATCATACAAATGCCTAACGTCTAAACAGGAAGCCAAGTGACGCTCCCAAGCCAGGTCTTGGTCAGGGCCCCAGCCATAAAGACGTTCCAACATAAGACGGGTGTCCATAGATGGATGACACCTAGAGCGCTGCATCCTCCAAGATTCATCGGTCGTACCCTGATTAGACTGACGAGACTGTAACTTGATTAAGTCACGCTTATGGAGCTCGGGTCCGCCAGTGAGTTCGAGAATCTTATCCATGAGTAAGCGTACGGGAGGAATGACATAAGAATCCTCGTACTGGCTCTGGATAGCACTAATGAGATAGGCCTCTGATGGTATATCAGAGGCCTTATCCAGTGTCCAACCAAGACTATTCAAAACATTGCCTATCTTCCTAGAGAAGGTATAACCTTCAACACAAGGTGTGAGTCTACAAGAGCAAAATTCAACCTCATGGAGTTGGTGTCTATAGGCAGCCTGACAGTCAAAGCCCAACTTCCTCATCTCTGACGTCCAATCAATCTTCGCTCCTGAATGGGTATAAACATTATCATCACCTGCCACGGCACACTTGAAGAACTCCTGGAGCCCCACAACACCTCTACCCGTAACCTTACAGTAGACGTAAGCGTGTGCCAAAGCATTGATTATACTGTTCATAAGAGTGGTGAAAGGATCTCCTGACTTCCTAGTCCCTTTAATACTGTACTTAAAACCGTGTCGGGTTATACCATGGGTATCTATGTTCGCCATCATAAGTTGGAATACGGCACGAGGAATCCCGAACCTCCTACATATCTCAACTTCCAACAAACACCACAGTTTCCTAATACTAGCATCAAAAGAACCAAAATCACTCTCACCAATCTGAGTCTTCCCTCCATCCCCGACTAGGAAATCGGCCACATCCTTGGCCCTTCTCCCGGACGCGAATAGGGCGAAATTACTCTTCCCCATCCTCCTACTTAACAGGCCCTGCAAGGCCATGATCCATGGGCCTACCAACGCCACATACTCAGGTTGAGCGCCTTGAATCAAGCGCGGAGCTTTGGCCAATTTGGACTTAAACCAAGCAGTCAGATGAAGTTTCTCCCTCTTGACAAAAGAAGACCTCCGAGTCCACGCCTTACATTGGCCCTTACTGAGCATCGCATGCTCATCGATGCCCTCTCTTTGGAGCTTGACCTTAGCCTCCGCGATAGTCAATTTTACAGAGGGGCGGGCATGACTCCTCCTCAGATATTCCTCAAATGGTACTGACTCGATTCGCGTAGATTTGCCCAGCATTTCATCAAGTATACCACTAGACTTTATCCACTCAACACAACCCTCAAGGTCAGGGCTAGGCCCCTGATCTTCCAGCACACGCTTCTGAAGAGCCCTGAGCTCATTGTCCTTATTGCCACTAAAGACAACTGGCTCGAAGCCGTCAGCAACGGGCCCTGTCTGGGTCAGAGCTGGCCCAATCCCATCGGGGGCAGAAATCTTTCCGAACTTCTCACTCGACGTATCGTTGACCTCGGCCTCGGCATTCAGTTTCTTTAACCTATACTCGGAGAGAGAGTCTGAGACTGATCGCCAGTCTCGGACTGTATCTCTTCGCATAAGTCTCTTGAACTTAAGCCAAAGATTAACGGCTAGACCGATCAAAACAGGGCTGGCAGCAATAACTATAACACCTGCAATCCCAACTCCTCCTGAAGCAGCTCCGATACCAACTGCAGCACCTACGAGGGCAGCTACGCACATGGACCTCTTAAAAACCTTCCACCAGCTCGTGTATTCCTGGAAAACAACACGGGACACTCCCTGTTGTTGATTCCAATACTTCAAGTAGGCAATAGCAGGTCCATACAACATACAGATACGTTCCTGCTCAGAAGATAACTGCATCGGTCTCAACAAGTTCTTGGCAAGGGCAACCGACAGGTCAAAGTTAGCAAGCTCGGCATCATGTTTCTTATGAGCCCAGAAGGCACCCAACTTCTGTACAAAGCCTAGAGGAAGCTCCACCATAACCTCCTTGCTGTTGTCCAGATAGAACCCTCCAAAGTGTGTTATGAAAGGTCGGTCCTTGCCAACAAGAGAATTGTTCCAATAACCGTAGAAGTCAAGATTTTTAAAGGTGTGAACCTCCCATCTAGTCTTATATAGGCGGTTCTCACAATTATCAATCTGACTAAACTTGCCTTTCGGCTTGTCT